AAGGTCGGCGGCACTTGCGACAACTTCGTTCACATCGCGAACGAGGTCAGTCCTGGCACCTTGGCGTCCAACGTCACCATCTGCCTGTGCACCGTCATATTCATCGGCGAGCCGTCGCTTTGCGGCTGCCTCGATCTCCAGTGCATGGGCCTGCGCGCGATGCGCCGCCGCAACCAGGTCGTCATGCGCGGCTTTGGCCCGGCCCAACCGGGCTGCGCGTTTCGCGGTGTCATAAACAAAACCGGCGGCCTCGCGGGCCTCGAGCACTTCTGCCGCGGTCTTGGCACCTGCCAGCATTGTCGCTGCGTGATCAATCAGGCCGGGAAGACCCTCGATCGTCTGTGGAATGGGGCTGAGCGCTGTCATTGGCCGCGCTCCACTGTGCCTGTGGAGGCAATCATTCCCAGAGCAGCGCCGACATGGGTCTCGGGGGTGGCTCCACGCGCCAGCAGGCGATCCAGTAGGACCGACAAGGCCTGCTCAGTCTCGCTCGCTGACTGACAAATGTCGCGCTCGGTCTTGATCGCGAGATAAAGGTCCGCCAAGGTCGCCCCTTGCGGGCTGAACAGGGACACCATCTTCGGCTCGTCATCATCGGCGACGTCAACTTCGATGATCAAAGGAAGCCGCGACACCAACCGTTTCGGAAGCAATCCATCCGGGATGATGGAGCGCGGATCGTCGCTGGAGGGCGCGTCATAGGTGACATTGTCGACGTCGGTGGTCTCGCCAACCCGGCCGCTGGTATAAACGGCGAGTAACGGCGTGCCATCGGCATGCGTGCCGGCATCTTCGATCCGGTAATGACCCTGCGGCTCGAGGACCCCGGTGAGTTCCCAGCGACGGAAAAGCCCGGGAATACGCTTCAGGGTTTCGAGCAACATTTCGCTGTTGTTCATGAGATTGGTCTTTCTGGAGGGAATTGAATTGTTGGGAGCGTCTGAATGAGAAAAGCCATTTTCCGGGCTGATCTGGGACAGGCGGTTCGATGATTTTTGCGCTATCATTCCGATGCCTCACTCGGCTCGATCTCGACCTTCAGCATGCCGGGCCGAACGGTCCGCGCAGGTTCAAAGTCTTTCCGAATGGCATCAGGCCAGGCGCCGTACTTGCGCTCGGGCACCTTGATCGCAATGTCGACATATTGCGCAGGGTCGTCATCGGCAGCGCGGATCCGCGCGACCAACGCCGTGAGTTTGTCCTGATCCCAGTCAACGCGTTTCGGCAGATCGGCCACGATGGTATAATCGCCATCCGTAAGGCGCACGGTGCCGGTATCCTTGCCGCAGGCCCGGCGCGCCTCAGCGGCGCGGGTGGCGTAGCGCACCTCGAGAGCGGTGCGGAACCGCGCGGTCGCGATGCGCATCTGCTTGGCTGCATGCGCCAGTTCGGCCTGCAGGCTCGCCAGCAGTTCCACCGGCATCTGCGCCAACTCACCGGTCGGCATGTTGAGCATGTCGTCCACGCTCGGGGTGTTTTCTGGGTAATTCATAGGGGGTTCCTTTTTTGGGGGATGGGTCAGGCGGCCACGGCAGCCAGTTGCGTGACGGCATCGGCTGAACTGCGCGTCTTGGGGCGCGCGATAGCGAGATAAGAAAACAGGTCCGGACCGAGGCGTTCCTGGACGAGGTGGACGAGGCCTTGGGCCTCTGACCAAAACGCCCGTGTTCCCAACAGGCGCAGTTCATTGCGCTCGTTGTCCCCAAGCTTGGAAAGCCCCGGGAAGCTATCGAGCACCAGAAAGCCGCGATGGTATTCCAGCCGATCGCCGGGAACGGCCTGCGCCACCCAGGCGCAGAACTCGATCTCGGAAAGCGGTCGGCTGGCGCGGACCGTGATGAAGGGTGTGGTTTCCATGAACATGATCTCCTCCTTTCCCCTCTACTCAGGCCGCAGCGACATCGTCCCAGACGGGCCCGAGACCGTTTCAGCGTTCTTGTTCGGGGCGCTCGGCAGCCCGTCGAGACTGACCGCTGCCGTATCGGCATAGATCGCGACGAGAGGCGTTCCGTCCTGATGGGAACCGGCGTTCTCGATCCGATAAGCACGTTGGTTTTTCAGGATTTCCGGCAATTCCCAGCGGCGATAGAAGCCGGGGATCCTGACGAGAGCCGCCGTATGAACAGAGTCGTGTTGTTTCATGGGATTATCCATTGCTGCGGGCTGCGACCGTCCATGGCCATTCAACTAGGAAAAGCCGCTCGTGCGAGTGGATCGGGACATCGGGGTCGGCGGATGCATGACCTGCCACGCCGATTTCGAAGCGGGCTTTTTCGAAGTGCTTGAGCGAACTTGGTCACACTCGAACGCCTCGACGTCTTCGAGCCGATAAACGACGCGCCCACCGAGCTTGACGAAGCGTGGACCCTCACCGGTCCAACGCCACCGCTCGAGCGTGCGATGCGAGATGTTCCAGCGATCAGCGAGATCGATCTGGTTCAGATGCTTCAGTGACATGCAGGTCTCCGTTGAATTGCGCTTCGGTACATCCCGCAGCGCCGAAGCACCGGGACATACAAGCATTTTCAACGGGTTAGACTTGGTTTGATATGATCAAGAAGGATTTTTCTTGTGACGTCGGACAATGAAAAAGCCCCGAGAAACCGGGGCTGCTTCAAAGCTTCTGTGACGTGACGCGTCGAAGCGTGTGACTCCGACGCTTCAGTCGGTACTGGCCGATGAAATGCTGCCCGTAATATCCGCGACCGAGATCTCACAGCACTGCGGGTTGATTCGATAGCCCGCACGCTCCTTGGTCTGAATGAACGAATCTTGATCCATCGGGATACCCAACGACACGTTCAAAGGTTCGATGGCCTCACGCAACCGCCTCAGCTGCTGACGCATCGACTGATCGGAAATGCCGAGGCACTGCGCCAGGTCCGGTGCCGAACGATACGGAACCTCGGACCGTCGCTTCTTGGCAGTTCTGAAGGCCTCGATCAAAGCGGCGACCAGTTTGAAATTCGCACCCTCTAGCGCCATCGCGCCCTTGAAATACACGCGCTCCTGATCATCGTCGAATGCAAATTCAAGGGGAGCCACCGAGAGCCGATCCATGAATGCCTTCATGTCGGCGTCGTAGGTTGAGGGCGGGGCAACTTCGACGTGACCTCGGTTGTTGCACGCAACGAGCAGCGACGCCGCCGGCAGCTCGTTTCTGAACAGGGCGGTGCTGTATTCCCTGAGCGCCGACGAAATCACATCCTCAACGGAATTCGCGTGACGCTGAAACAGATCGAAGAGGCGATCCCCCGCCTCGGCAGTCGGCACGCCCGGGAAGTGGCCGACCGCAGAAACGATCTCTGGGAAGTCCACCAGGAACCTCGCCTTCGTGGTCGTCGAGATCCTCTTGAATAATGACACGTAAGCCAGCGCCATGCGCAAGTCGTCCCCGCCGCTCCGATCGTCGAGAAGCAAGTCGTGCATATAGCGAGCTGGCGGCTCATGTTCGCCCAACCCGGCCGCGAGGATTCCAAAACGTCTGTCGATACACTGCGAGCACACACCACAGTGCTTTTGGCCTTCGGTCCATTTCCTGGGCCGGGTACAACTGACGGTCTGACTGAGCAAATCGACCATCCCTGCCGCCGCGATCTTCTCAGTCACTTCCGTCTTAGTCAGCCATTGTAGCGGTGTGTGGATCTGGATCTGACGATCTAGGAGCAGTGAAAAGAGGTGCTCAAGCCCGCGCAGGACTTTCGGGTGGGTAGTACGCGTCGCTCGGCCACCAACAACGTCGCCCGCCAGCGGCAAATTGATGCTGACCACCCCGTTTTCATAGAAACTGAAGCTGTCCTTGCCGGACATTCTGGCTACAACGAAGCCTAAGCATGCGAACAGGAAAGAGCGAGTTCGCTGGGTGAATTCGCGTGCGCGAACGCCTTCGTTGCTGACCCAAACAGGAACATAGGAAAGGCGCCGGTCAAATCCCTTGCGCTTGAGCTCGGCAATAAGGCCTTCCTGAACGGACCTGACCTTAGTCGACGAGTAATGTCCAACCAGCGTGAGCGACCGACCGTTGGCCACCAGATCAGTCACGGCACCGGCGAACGAGTCCACGCCGCCTGAGAATAGTGCTACCTCGTCGTGTTCGTCCGCGGGGTCGATAAGATCTTGAAAATACAGCTCCTTGGGCTGAACCGGCGTCTCAGCCTGCCGAAAATCAAATGTATAACTGTCGTCGGAAAGAAATCCCAACGTGTCGATCAGCGCATCCTGAACCTCAGGGTCCTGCCAGACCTCCAGTTCCCGTACCGGGATCGAGAACCTGAGGCTCCTGCGCCAATTTTCGCCGAATTTCGAAAGCTGTTCCGATCCACGGACCAGGCGCTGATCGGCGCAATAGACATATGCAGCGACCTCGAGCAGATCGATCAGCAGGTCGGGCAGGTTCGAGAGCATCGTTCTGCTAATGTAGTCGATGCGGAGGTTCACGTTCTTGCTCGGACCATGGACGTTCATGGTGATCGCCTCCTTGCAGGAGGCGGCGGTTACACCGCATTCGATCAGATGCTGCTTCACGCCTTACCTTTCCGCAATGCGAGTTCGGTCCTGATTTTCTCAACTGCGTGCGAAGAAAAAGCCCGCGTATCCGCTCGTGAAATCGCCTTGCCGTCGCGATAGTGGTTCTTTCCCAGCCAGTCCCGGGCAAATGTTCGCATGATGAGGGCTGACTCATTGCAATGCCGACGGACTGCACCGTCAAACGTCTCGATGTCATGGACGGAGCGCGCAATGCGACCCGGACCGATCATGTTGTGGAGGTTTCGATCTACGTAGTAATGGATCACTCGCTCGACAAAGTTGGCGTAAAAGCTTTGGGCCAATGCGGCGAATTTTTTAGTTCCCCTCAAACTGGCGAGCGAAGCCCGAACGTCGTCCGCGCCGGGGCTCCAAAGAGATGGAAGGTTCGACTGCATGCCCTCTGCCAACGCCGAAAGGCCAGCGCGACGAGCGATTTCGCCGAGGTCTGTATTCCCCTGGTGGATCCGACGTTGAACCCGCTCCACGGCACTGTCATATTGAAAGAGGAGGTCAGAGACCGACGCGGGCTTGGCGCCGTTGATGCCGATTTCAGCCAGTGCCCTTGATGCATCTTTGGCCGCACTTGCCTGAGGCAAGCGGATCAACAACCAGAGCGCTTCAATGAAGACATCGTCTTTCAAAGCAAATTTTAGTGCTTCTCGACCAAATTCGGTAATTTGATCGGCCACCGCCTCGGTTGGAATACCGCCGTCCACTATGTACCGAATAATTTCGGGCAACAGGCGGTATGCCGGCATTTTTCCAAGACGCTGGTGCCCCATTAAATCATCTCTCAAATTTATCGGTGCTTGAAACCGGAATATGCGCTCCCATCAAATCTTCCCGCGAGACTGGCGTCTCGTGCGCAGGCACACGTTCACTCTGTCCGGATCATGATTCGCTTTCAAGGCATTGTTAAACACCGAGAATGCTCGCGTCAGGAGAGATGTTCGCTCGTGCCGTCTATGAATGATTTCGAAGCAGTGCGCAGAAACCAGATAAGCATTTGTTTTTGATTGTTTTTACTGGCTAATCGCATAGCGTTTCCCTGTTCGAAACGTTCTCCTGCCGGTGCTCCAATGAAACGACCCAACCCACTCCCAACGGACCAGATGACACCGGCTGAACGCCGCGCCGAACTTTGCGGGTTGCTGGCGCTCGGGTTGGTTCGCCTGCGGATGCGGGATCAGGCGAAAGTATCTGACAGTACAGGAGAAAGTTGCCTACACTATCCGGCCGACGAATGGCGTCATGCAATTCCAACTCACCGGAGAAACGCATGACCAAACAAGATCCGATTCCCGCCCGCTTGGCCGCGCTCAAGACCACGTCGACGCCAGACTTGAAGCAACAATGGCGCGAATTGTTCGACAGCGAACCTCCGCCGTTCAACCGTCGCTATCTCGAAAGCCGGTTGGCGTACCGCATCCAGGAACTCGCCTATGGCGGCCTGAAACCGGAAACCGTGAAGCGGCTGGAAGCCCTCGGCGAGCAGTTGGATGGCGGCGACCGCAAGAAAAGCCGCATCCGGGCCGACCGCGACCGTCCCATCACCGGCACGCGGCTGCTGCGCGAGTGGCAGGGCGTCGAACAGATGGTCACCGTCACCACCGATGGCTTCGAATGGCAGGGGCGGCCTTACAAATCGCTGTCGGCCATCGCGCGGGCCATCACCGGCACGCGCTGGAATGGCTGGGTATTTTTCGGGCTGAAAAACCACCGGAGGGGCACATGACCAAACCTGCCGTTAGAAAGCTCCGCTGCGCCGTCTACACCCGCAAATCCTCCGAGGAAGGGCTCGAGCAGGAGTTCAACTCGCTGCACGCCCAGCGTGAGTCCTGCGAAGCCTACATTGCCAGCCAGCGGTCCGAAGGCTGGGTAGTGGTCCGTGACCAATATGACGACGGTGGCATCTCTGGCGGCACTCTGGAACGCCCCGGCCTGAAACGGTTGCTGGCCGATGTCGAGGACGGGCTCGTCGACGTGGTCGTCGTGTACAAGATTGACCGCCTGTCGCGCTCGCTGATGGATTTTTCCAAGCTGGTCGAGGTCTTTGACCGGAACGGCGTCACCTTCGTGTCCGTCACCCAATCGTTCAATACGACAACGTCGATGGGGCGGTTGACGCTGAACATCCTGCTCAGCTTTGCGCAGTTCGAGCGTGAGGTGACAGCGGAACGTATCCGCGACAAGGTGCGCGCCAGCCGGATGAAGGGCATGTGGATGGGTGGTGTCCCGCCGCTGGGCTACGAGGTGAAAGACCGCAAGCTGGTCATCAAGGAGACCGATGCCGCCAATGTGCGCTGGATCTTCGCCCGGTTCGTTGAGATCGGCTCTGGCACGGAACTGGCGCGGGAACTGGCGGCACGGGGCATCCAGACCAGCCGTGGCAATCGGATCGACAAGAAATACCTATACCGCCTTCTGAACAACCGCGCCTACATGGGCGAGGCGGTCCACAAGGGCGACAGTTATCCCGGCGAGCACGACGCCATAATCGACCGCGCGATCTGGGACAAGGTCCATGCCATTCTGACCGAAAGTCCCCGCAAGCGCGCCGCCCGCACCCGCGCCGATACGCCCGCGCTGCTCAAAGGGCTGCTCTATGGCCCGGACGGCGCGGCTTTCTCGCCAACCCACACCCGGAAAGGTGGCAAGCTCTACCGATATTATGTCAGCCAGACGGTTTTGAAGCACGGTGCAGGATCATGCCCGGTCGGACGGGTCCCCGCTGGGGAGATTGAGGCCGCCGTCATCGACCAGCTCCGCGCTGTGTTCCGTCAGCCCGAGATCGTGGCCGGGACTTGGAAGTCAGCGCGGGTGAAAGATGGCGAGGTCACTGAAGCCGACGCCCATGACGCGTTGACCCGTCTTGATCCGCTTTGGGACGAACTCTTTCCCGCTGAGCAGGCGCGCATCGTGGCGCTGCTGGTCGAACGCGTGGACATCGGCACCGACGGCCTGAAAGTCCGGCTCCGCGTGGACGGTCTGAGCGGGCTGGCACAGGAAATGATGGCCGATCTCGGAACGGCGGCATGACCCACGCGAAGCCAGCGCCGGACACTGTAACCGTGCACATCCCGTTTCGTCTCGTGAAAAGAGGCGGCCGCAAGGAGATGCAGCTACCGGATGGGGCATCCAGCCAGCGAAAGATGGACAACACGTTGGTCAAGGCACTGGCGCGCGCGTTCCGCTGGAAGCGGATGCTGGAGTCCGGCGAGTACGCGTCGATATCCGAAGTGGCGCATTCTGAGAACATCGCATTTACCTACATGGCACGAATACTGCGGCTATCGCTGTTGTCGCCCGAGATTGTTGATACCATTATGTCGGGCCAGCACCCCCCACATATGTCATTGGCGAAGCTGATGGAGCCATTTCCATTGAATTGGGCCGAGCAAAGAACACTCTGGCTGTCTGAACAATAAACCGACGCCTCCGAATAGACATCACCATGTCAAAAGGCACGAGAAGCACGTCCCGGCGGAATCGCGCGTGCAAAAGCCAAAGTCGCGCGATAGTCTCATGGAAAACAAGCTCTTTTCGCAAGTCTCTAGGATCCGCCCATGTCCCAAAGCCTGACCGACCTGATCCTCTCTCTGACGCCTGAAGACGGGTCCTCCATCGGCAATGGCGCGATGATGGCGCTTTTGCGTGAGCATCTGCCGGGACTGACGGACGAGGAGTATGCGGCCGCGCGGGATGAACTGGTGGACGGCGGCCTGCTGGCCAAGGGCCGGGGACGCGGCGGGTCGATCTATCGGGCGGATGTGGCCGATCTGGAGCTGACGGAACCGGAGATGAAACAAGCCCGGCCCGCCACCACCACGCGCAAGAAAACCACCCGCAAATCCGATGACCCGACGCAGGTGGTCAGCTACCGGCATGGCGAGACGCGGGTGAATAACCCCGAGGTGGGCATGGTCCACGCGGGCACCGATCCGGACGGGGACAAGACGACCTGGGCCTATGATCCGCATCTGGACCCGGTGCTGAACTTCGACTCGGCCCGCGGCGGGATCGAAACGCTGATCGACGACGCCTTGGCCAGCGACGATCCCCAGCGGATGAAGGACGCGCTCAAGGAACTCAAGCGGCTTCAGCAGCCCTATCTGAACTGGACGGGCAAGGCGGAGAAGACGTCGTTCGAGGTCGATACCGTCTCGCTCCATGTCCATGAACGGGTGGATCCGGCGACGATCCTGGCGAATGCAGCCAAACGGCTGAAGGGCAAGGATGCGCCCAGCCAATGGCGGCAGCCGGACCTGTTCGCCGCCCCGTTTGAAAACCTGCCGCTGCGCCAGGCGCTGGATTTCTACCACCATGAAAAGGGCTGGTCGAACCGGTTGGTGGCGGGGGACAGCCTGCTGGTGATGAACTCG